ATTTATTCCAGCAGCTCCAGCTAGATTATTTACAAATTGAAACCCATTTGTACCACCTCTAATAATACTTACTAAAAAGTCTTTAGGAATTTCTTTAAATATAAAGTCAGATATATCTTTAAAAAATATTTGATTATCTTCATCAGAAATCTTTTCATCTTTATTAAATACTATTTCTCCAGCATCAGGATCTTTATCAATACCTTCTATTTCGGCTGTATCTATATTGTTATCTTTTAAAAGTTTATATTCTTTACTATTATAAATATCATCTTGTTTAACTTGATTAAGATACAAATCATAAATATTAAATTCTTCCATTATTTTTTAACCTTCGGTGTAAATTCTTTACCTAAAGCCTCCTTAACATCGCCATCATTAATGATTAATCTAGTATCGTAAGTATCCTCAATAATATCAATCTTACGAAGATCATCTTTATAAGTTTCTATATCTTTGTTTATTCCGTAAGCTAAAGCTATTTCTTTTCTTAAATCATTAAATGTATCTTTTGGATGAGCTGCTAACTCTTCTTTAAAATTAGATATTGATACAGACTTAGGTTGTTCTAAATCATGGAGTTGAGGTAATTCTTTTTTATTTAATTTTTTAATTACTTCTGCGTAAGCTTGTTCAGGTGTAAAATTCTTATTTAAAGTTAAATCTTCGTATTCATTAAATCTAGCTTCTGCTCTAATTAAATGACTATTATCTCTAACTCCACTAGAACCACCAAAAAAACTTTTACCTTTAGCAATTCTGTCAGTTCCAATATCCAGTAGTTCTCTAAACTTTTTATCTTCAATTCCAAATGTAGTATCGGTTTTATATTTTTCAGCTAATTTATTATATTTAATAATACCTTCAGGAGTTAAGCCATTCATAATATCTGGATTAAGATTTATATCTTCTTGTAAGCTATCAATTTTCTCAACACTATCTGCTAATGCAAATTCAGCATTAATAATTTGTTCGATAGATTTATCTGTTAGAAATCTACCTCTGGCTCCTTTTGCTGTAGAACTTAATATCTCTGATTTAAATCTTAATAACGTATCGTATTGAGATGAGTTAATAGCTCCACTTTGTTTTAAATCATAAAGATCATCAAGTGATGAAACTCTAGCGATATTGTCGTCTGTTGGATTTTTTTGAGCATCATTAATAGCTAATAACGCTGTACTAAATGTTTCAATTTTAAACTGTTTGTCTTTTCTTTCTGCAAAAATAATATCTTCTTCGGACTTTATTGCTCTTGATATATCGCCATTTCTTATCTTATCTATTACTGCCTTTTTACTTTTTAAAGGTAAAGCGCCTAATACTGCTTGTCTTTGCTTATCATCTAGTAAATTGATGTCGCCATTATTACCACCTTGAATTAAGGATAATTCTATTAATTCTAAATCTTTTGATTGTCTTAATTTTTCTAAACCTTCAGCTCCATAATAGTCAAGATTAATTGGATCTGTAAAAAAAGTATTATAAGCTCTCTCAGCAATCAAACCATTTGAACCACCAGCTACAATATCTTTTACATAACCATTAAGTTTTTGAGTTTTTCTAGCTTTAGTAATTGATTGATGATTTTCCGTAACTTTGCCTAATAAATTTAAAGAGTATTTTCTTTGAAAATCATTTACATATTTTCTAACTTCTTTTTTAACTATTTTATTAGAACCTAAGTCTTTATAATTTTCATAATTAACATCTTTATTAAAACCTTCTAATGCTACTTCCAGGTCACTACCTGATTTATATTTGTTATATTTTTTAATAAGATCTATCGATATATTATCTGTAATACTTTGAGCTTCATTTAAGTTTTCTTCTTTTTTTTGAGCCGCATAAAGATTAACTAATCCACTTGATAATGCTTTAAAGCCTTGAGCTTGTTGATTAGCAATAGATAATGGTAATGCTAGTCTTGAAGATCCAGGATTTCTTCCTGTATTTACTTTGCCTTGAACTTGATCAATTTTTAAAATAGCCATAATTAGATTACTCCAAATTTATTAGCGTCACTTAATAGAGAGCCAACAGCTGCAAAATTCTGCGCTCTTGCAGTCATTCTTCCAGCATACTCTTGACCAGCTGCTTTTGCTTCTAACATTAAACTTTGATTTAGTTGGTCTGTATAATTCATTTCATCATTGTAATCAGCGATCACAACATTAAATGCTTGATTAACATTATTCTCTAACATGACATCATAAGGAGTAGTTCCTTCTCTAAATTCAGCACCAGATCTTAAATTACTTACAAATAAATTTGCTCTAGCCTTTTCTTGGTTTTTTAGGAGTAATGGTTTTGTAACATTTTGGTAAAACTTTTTATTAACTTCTGCTTTTGCATCAATAAAGTCTCTTTCCATTCTAGTGACTTTAGCATTGTATGATCCAATTCTTTTTGCAGTTTGTGCTGCTGCGATGTTACCTAGTGCGCTCATAGTATTTAGCCATTCTCCAATAATTAGTTTGATCCAATCCGTAATACTTCATTAGACCTTCTTTTTTTAAACCGAGCCATTCAGCAAATCTAACACCAGTTAGGAACTCTTCTTTGACTGCAGTTTGTAATCTTGTGATATTGTTATTTGTGCATAGATAATCCAGTCTTTTCCGAATTAACGATGCAGCTTTAATTTTGTAATCGTAAATATGTTTTGATGATAATACCCAACCTTCAGCAACACCTTCCCACATTGGAACTATGCCACCTGAAACAATCGGTGTTTGATCTAAAAATAAGGTAAATGATAAACCTGGTATAGCCATATCTAGTCTATTATTCGTATAACTAGCGTCTATTTCCATGAGCTTACTATTCATACCAAACTCAATAATTTCATCTCCATGTTCCATATCGTAAGGAACAACAGTAAATTTAGCCATCGTTTGTAACGAGCGTTGGATATATCGCAAGAATACTAGCTGGTAGTGGTTGATCTTGTTTTATAAATATATAGCCATCACTATTATAATCATCGTTAAATTCTATTTCTTTGTCACCTTCTATAAGAGTATCTACTGGAGCAGATAAATTACTGGATGTAGTTCTAAATGGTACAGCTTCTAAATTAGATAAACTTGGTCCAACTTTTACACCAACGGTTTCAAATAATCTTAAAACCACTTTTGAAATTCTTTTAATTTTACCTTGAGATGTGCCTTCTGCAGCTCCACCTTCTATTCTCATAGTTTGTAAAACACTATCATAAGATAAACCAACGACTGCCTTAGTAACTGATCTATCCAAAGAGATTGATCCTGAATTTACAACCTTATTTGCATGTACAGATCCGTCAGCCAATATAGATACTGTTTGACCTTCAAGATGATTTAATCCACTTAGTGTAGTAGTAGCTGATCCTGAATAAGTTAAATGACTATCTAAAAATTTAAAATCTGTTGCTTCTGTTTCATCAAAATCAAAATCTGCAAAACATTCTACATATCTTTTAGTAGCACCATTGATTGTTCTTTTAACAATACACCAAAGTTCATCTTCGTTAAGATCTCCAGATATACTTGCAATACTTTCAACAACTGCAATACCAGATCCAAAAGATCCACCTAATATATGTCTATGCCAACTAACTACATTCTCTGATCGTTGATAAGTTAGCGCTGCTAGTTGTCCATCATCTCTAACACACCATAAAATATTATCTGGCTCTTGTTGCCATTCCATTTGAATAATACCACTATCAGTTACAGTATCATTTAGGATGGTTAAGTCTGGAGCAACATAACTGTCACTATCAAAATTGTAAGCTAGTTCTCTAATTTTTCTTTTTGCTTTTTGTAAAAACAATATTGCATTACCAGCTGTAACTGCATCAACATTTGCAGATCCATAAGAACTTTGTTTTTTAATAGTAATATTCGTTGGTGTAATACTTGCATCTGTTCCATCTGCAGAAACAGTATATTCAGCAGCAGTCGTTCCAATCACTAAAGTTCTTTGAGTTTTTAAATATCTAATTACATTAACTTGATTAGCAGCAATGGTATAAACCATAGCATCATCAGCGTTAGTACCTGAAGTCATGTTTTCATAATCTCCAGCTTTAGAAAAAAATACTGTTTGTGGCTCAGATGAGGTTGAAGCAAAAACTAATCTTTGTTCATAAAAACTTACACAACTAGGATGACCAGTAGTGTCAGAAAAAGCTCCTAACTTCCAATCTGCAGTAGCTGTTGTGGCATCGAAATCATCTTTAATATCTATAGTGACACTAGTTGCAGAGCTGTAAGCTGTAATCTTTGCATAACCATTTGAAAAATTAATTAATCTACCAACATCTGTTGATACAAAAGCATTGGCTGAAGCAGTTAAACTAATACCAGTTCCAGTAGTTGCTCCTGGTGTCATAGTTGTTGTAGTAGAATTTAAAGCAAGATAAGGACCATCTGTAAAATCTATTTCATTTAACGACCATGATGTGTGACCAGTTCTACTTAAAGTCATTGCTTCATGATTAGGATGGACCAAGTACATAATGTCAGCACTCTGTGCAAATTTAATATCAAATAAGTCTGCAGTTAAATAAGGTGTAGATATTTCGTAAGCTGATCCACCTGATAAAATTTGACCTTTGTCCTTAAAAAATCTTATGTACTGATTACCAAATTCTAAAATATAAGTTTGTGTAGTTGAGAACTCAAAAGGTATTAACCTTGTTTTTTTAGAACTATCTTTAACTTCTTCAATAAACTGTGTACCCACTCTTCTAGTAACAGAGCCTTGAGGATGAACTAAAAAATTCTCCATTGTTTTTGCAGCGGATTGATATTTTTCAAAATCAGTTCTACCAGTAAGCTTATTGCCAAACTCTCCAGATACGAAAGATGTTAATGCTAGTGTTGTTCGAGCCATTATAACCTTGCGTCAGTAAATTCGTTACTCTCTATTTTTCCTAAACTATTTTCTGTAGCATCAATAAATCTTGCTTCTCTTAATCTCTCATCTGCTCTAGCCATATAATTATTAGCAAGTGTTGCGTTGTTAGTAATTGCATAAGCTATGTCTGCTGCTAATTGATGTGAGATACTTTCTTGTAAATAGGTGTCGTATTCGTTTGGATCTGAAATTTTTGCAATGTAAATTAAATAAACAGTTCCTTCATTCGTTACAATATTTCTGCCTTCTAATTTATAATCCATATCTGATTGAATACTATCTGTTGTGCCATTATGAATTTTTAAAACTCTTAAACAATCACTAGGTAGAGAATAAGCATAAGAATATTCAACAACTGGAGCTGTAGTATTTTGAGCAAGTTCAACTCTTTTATGTAAGCAGTTCCAAGCATGAGATCTAAATACTCTATCTCTTACTGGTTCATATCTTTGATTAACTAATCTTGCATTTTTACTATCGTCTGTGAATGCTGAAATTGTTGATGCTCCTAAAAGGTTAAGAGCTGAGTTTGCTATATCTACTTCACTTGCCATTATGATATTTCTCCTTGTTTCTTACATGAAAATCTAATTGCTAGTTTTTCATCTTCAAAATCTTCTTGATAAAGTTCGTTTAATAAAAAATGTGATTGTTGGTATCCTTGATTTATACATGTGGACCAATTATCAAATGATCCTGTAATACTCTCATCGTTACATTGTGGAGTATTTGTTGCGTAACTACACACATATAAAATTAATAGATATTTCACTTTAACATTTCCATCTTCGTCTTGCTTGTCTGATCCTTGAGTTTGGATTATTTTTAGTTTTTGCA